TACCGATTTGACAACCAAAATACCTAAGAAAACTACTTTTACCAAGAATCTTTTCAATGTTGACAGGGGTTACGAGAAATACGGCAGTGCGCCGATTACTTTTGCCAGTAGCGGGTTTAAAGATCGGCTACACGGGTTGCCTGAATGCCAACGAAAAACAATCTTGGATATCTTAGATGGATGTGCGCAAGAAACACAGCGCGAGCTTGCCTGTGAGACTATGGCTAAAGAGTATCCCGAGATTCACGATGCTATTGTTGGAAGGGTCGGTCTTGACGTGGCAATTTTAATATGGTGGGATTTTGTTGAGTTGATGCAAGAAGAGGCGGCAGATGATCAAAAAGAAACCTAAGTTAATGTTTGATGATATGAAGGCGGGAACTTCGATATTTGATCATGTTGTTAAGGAATATTTTGAAGCGTATAAAAGAACTAAATCCCCCTTTTTAGCTCTGGAACTGGAAGAGCTCCTACAATGTAATTTTTTGACAGGTAATTTGATCGAGCACGAGACAAAAGACAAATCTGGATACGGCCATTATACGGCCAAAAAGGAGAGAATGTGAATGACGAAGAAAAAAAGAAAAAAGAACACATGGATAACATCGCTCAAGATGTAGCAAATAAAATGCTAGCAGAAGGGCTAAGCCCAGCCGAGATGATGTTTATCGGAGTGTATCTTTTCACCAATGTATATGTAGCTAGCGCTATTAAAACGGTACCGATGGAGTTCGAAAAAGAGATGGAAGACCTGGTCATGGCTCTAAAAAAAGATCTGGTACTGTTGCACAAGTATAAATTTCACATGAAAAAAGAAGCTGAAGCAAACGAGGAAAACGATGACAAAATCAGAAATGACTGACGCTCCGACACCGATAGAAGTGACCGTCACGCTAAAGGGTGACGACTCAACGTACAAACAAAAGTTCCTTGAGTACAGGGAGGTCATGATGAGTGAGTACGACCCGATCATCAAAGAGCTCATAGAGCAAGCAAAACAAGCCTATAAAGGCACTGTTGAGAAAATCTCGATCAAAGTATCTTTAACGATCGAATAAAGGAAAGACAATGGAAGAAGAAACTAAAGCAGCAGTGAATTGCCAATGGAACAGCGGTACAATACACCGCATATCTCTGCTAATAGGTGGGGAATTCTGGACACTAGAAGGCCCAAGTTCAACAACTCTCGAGAAACTCGAGCTTGTGGGAGAATCAATCGTTCTTATGTCTAAACGGTCAAAGCAAGAGGAAGGTCTAGAAAAGATTCCTGATGGAATCGAAGAATAAATTAATTCTTCTTGACCGTAAATAAAAAAAACCCTCTAAGGTTCGGATAACAAAACAACCAAACCTAGGAGGGTTTTATGTCTTCAAAAGATAGCATAGTAGATCTTAAAGCGCAAGAAATGGGCAGAAAAGGCGGAGCTGCAAGGGCAAAAGCACTTTCACCAGAGAGAAGACGCGAGATTGGCAAAAAGGCTAATGCAGCTAGAAAATGCAATCAATAAAATAGAAAAAGGCCGGCACGGGGCCGACCTAACAAAAAGGGAGAAGCTTCTCTTTAAACAGCAACGGCCATTTTTTTGGCAACCTCTCTTTTTATGCGCAGCTCGATCTCGATTCTCCAGAAGATAGAAACACAGTCACTGTTTGAAACTTCCACGTAGTCACCGCAGTCAAGTTTGTCGCCTATCCAATCGTCAAGCAACATCTCCCAGTCATTAGGGTGTAGTTCTTTGAGTGCGTCAACAGGGTCGATGTTGATACCTGATACAACGACAACGATAGGGTTTTTACTCCTTATATGAGATTCAAAATCAGATCTCGGGTTACACTCATAGATGAGAGATTCATCACTTAAGATCCATTCTACTAGGTCTTCCTGAGTATACCAGATCCCGTAGTCTTCAACATTTTTCCAGATCAAGTCAATTTCTTCCATGTGGTCTTCCTTACTTGTTCTAAGCGCCCGCGCGCCATTTCCACTATCATACAGCCTGGTGCATTAAGCATCAAGAAAAAACACAATAGACTTAGCGGTCCCCTTTAAAAACATCGTTGACCACTAATACACAATGTGTTATAACTGAGTAAAAGGAAATATTGTCTAACATAAATTATCCAGGTCATTGACAGAAATAACACTTAGTGTAGGAGTATATGGATTATTTGGAAGGTGTCGTTGATGGTCATGGAGCGGCTATCAATCTTTGTGAAGCGTTTCTAGAGTCGTTGAAAGAACAACAAAAAACCTTCGAAGCTCAACACGAGCATGTGAAGAAAACAGGGAAAGTCGACAAGACAATAGGGATTAAAGACGAGGTAAAATGAGCGCGATTCATTTACGTCGCCAAAAAGTGTCAGTCGTAGTGTAAAACTTAAATCGTCGATTGTGATACAGCACCAGTGAGAGCTCCAACCGCTAAAGGATATAATTATTTTCTAGTAAACGTCGAAGAAAACACACCACAAGAAACTGAAGACCTGCTAAAAATAAAAACGTACAGAAATTCAACCACATCTTGATAGGTAAGAATGTATCCTGAAGAAGAATATCCAATGGAAGTAAATGAGATCTCTATCGAGAAGCCCAAAAAAAATAAAGTTGGTCGACCCAAAATAGAGGCCAATTGGGATAGAATAAAAAGAGAAGTTAATATCCACCAGGTTCTTTATTGGATAGGGATACAAGCAACAGCGCAAGAAATAGCAGGAGCATTTCGTGTTAGCCCAGATACCTTAGACTTAAGACTTAAAGAAGAGTTTGGTTGCAATTTTACGGATCTTAAAAAGGCTTTAGGTAATGGAGCTGAAGGTAAAATCACTTTAAGACGTAATCAATTCAAGATGTCAGAGACCAACCCAACTATGGCAATCTGGCTAGGTAAGCAGTACCTAGGGCAGAAAGATCACGATGGCCTAGAGGGACTGCAGATAGAGAAAGCGAAGCTGCTTCTAGAAGGGATCAACAAATACAATGCGATCATAGAGAATGAGCGATCAAAAAAATCGTCCGATGAGCCTCAAGCAGTCGATAGCCTTCAGGGAAGCGACAGCTAGAATAAACATATGGCAGGGCGCAGTTAGATCAGGAAAGACATTCTCGTCTATCCTAAAGATAATAGACCTCTACCTAAACGGCCCTCCTGGTCCTGTTATGTTTGTAGGGGTGACAAGAGACAGCATACAGCGCAACATAGTAATGGAGCTCTTCCCGCTCCTAGGTGCTAAGATACCGGGATCTAAAACATCAGAATGCGTTTTACTAGGAAGATCAACCTATTTTGTGGGCGCCAACGACGAGTCTAGTGTAAGGCGAATCCAAGGGGCAACGCTAGCGTTAGCATATGTTGACGAGGCCACGTCAATACCCGAGCCATTTTGGAACATGCTGTTATCACGACTTAGTGTTCCTGGCGCCCAACTTTTAGCTACCTGCAATCCAGAGTCCCCGCTACACTGGCTGAAGAAGAGATTCATAGACAGAGAGCATGAACTTGACCTCAAGACATGGCATTTCATCTTAGAAGACAACCCAATCTTAACGAAAGACTATGTCGACAGCCTGAAAGCTGAATACCTCTCTGGCATGTGGTATAAAAGGTACATCCTAGGTGAATGGGCGATTGCGACAGGACTTGTTTTCGAGGGTTTTGATGACGACAACTTCTATACTGGTGATTATCCCCAGCCGAACTACTGGGTTGCTGGCATAGACTATGGCACCACTAACCCGACAGCATGTGTAATAGCTGGCGTATCTCCTAAGCAGTGGCCACAGATTCACATAGAGGACGAGTATTACTACTCAAGCCTAGCGGCAGGTAGACAGAAGAGCGACGCTGAACTCGCAGACGACATAAAGGAGTTTATCGGCTGGAAACCAATAGAGGCTCTGTACATAGACCCAGCAGCCGCCAGCTTAAAGATTGAGCTGCTACGCAGAGACCTTCCTGTTGTCGATGCTAAACACGACGTTATCCCAGGTATCAGGGTGACGCAGAAATTCCTAGCTCATAAAAATATTGTCATAAACAAATGTTGTGAAAACCTCATAAATGAGATGCATACTTATAGTTGGGATAACAAGGCTTCACTAAAAGGTAAAGATGTTCCCGTTAAGACCAATGACCATGCGTGTTTTATCGCTGGAACTTTAGTAACCGCAGAAAGTGGTAACAAACCGATTGAATCAATCGTCGTGGGCGAAAATGTTTTAACTAGGCAAGGTTACAAGAAAGTGACCGCAACAATGTCCCATAAATCAAGTGATATTTGGGAATTAAAAGCTGATGACATGGAGCTTGTTGGCACTGGAAACCATCCAATTTGGACAGGGGAAGGTTTTGTTGATTTAAAAAATGTACAAGGATATACTACGATATTTGTCACAAGAAAAGGTGAGAGATGTCTAAAAAAACAGAAATCCAAGTTTTTAACAAAAAAGAATACAAGAGATACCCAGAAAGTAGACACAGAGCGCACAGAAACTATTTCAAGAGAGAGGAAAAACTCAACAAAAAAACAAAGTATTTTTTCATTAATAGGGATGTTTGGGAATTTTATAACGGAAAAATACCAAACGGGTATCAAGTACATCATATCGATGGGGACACAGCAAACAACGATATTTCAAACCTCGAGTGCTTGTCAAAATCATCCCATGCAAAAAAACACCTTGTTGAAGTGGAACATGCAAGACGAAAAGCAGCAGAGTGGCATAAGGGAGAAGAGGGGAAGATTAAACAAAGCAGAATTTCCAAGGAATTTTGGAAAAATAGAGAAGAAAGGATTTTCGAATGTAAAGAATGCTTTAAAACTTTTGGCAGCAGACATACGGGACATGTTAACTTTTGTTCGCACAACTGTAGAGCTAAAAATAGAAGAAAAAGAGGAGATGACAACGAAGAGAGAGAGTGTGTTTTGTGTGGCAAAACCTATGTTGTCAATAAATTCTATAGCCAAAAACTGTGTTCAAGAAAATGCTCAGTCGTTTATAGAGCAGAAAACAGAAGAAAAAGAAGTCTACAACCTAGAAGTTGAAGACGAACACGAATACTTTGCAAACGGGATACTTGTTTGCAATTGTGACGCACTTCGCTATCTTATCTATTCAACATTCCAAGATGGGGAAATTTCGACACACAACGAGGAGCTGTCCCTAGCCCAACGACGGCAGCTAGCTTTTGGAGACGAGTCACTAAATTCAATGATGATGGGTGGTTCCTATTTTTAAATTGAGACTTTAGATTGGCTATGAGACAATAACAGAAAAACGGTTGGGCATGGAATCACACTACATCGATGGCGGGTCTGATGCTAAAGGCATCATAGACATGATGGACAATTGCTATACTCAAGCATATCCAATTAATAGCGCACTATGGCAGCAAGGGCATATAGACAAACGATTCAAGTCTGGAGATCAGTCGTTATGGTCTTGGATATATGGAGATAACGAGTATTATTCAAAGCGTAAATTCTTCTTTAACATGATTCGACGTAATGTCAACATGATTTCAGGATATCAACGCAGCCACAGAAAATCGACGGTGCTAATTCCTATGGAGGGAGCAGACGATCAATTAGCAGATGACTATACCGCATGTTCTCTATGGTCGGAGAGGCGTGAAGGAGCACATGAGTACGCAAGTCAAGCGTTTGAAGGAGCACTAGACGTTGGCCTTAGTTGGCTACATATGTTTCCCTCATATACTAACGATCCATATTCGGGTGATTTGTCTTTAGATAATGTTTCGTACAACAACGTTCTCGTAGATCCTTATTGGAGAAAGCTAGACCTGAGTGACTGTAATTACATTTGGCGGCGTCGGTGGTTGACTAACGATGCAGCTAAGGTGTTGATTCCTGGAAGAGCTGAAGAAATTGATAGGATGCAAGCAAGCGGTTCAAAAGACGGTAAGTTCCCTATGCAGGTGGAGTTACAAGGTCTCAACCTATCAAATTTGTTATCTTATGATGAGTTCTACTATCGAGCTTTCAGAGAAGCGACATATATACTAGATCCGATGAGCGGAGAAGCTGTTGAATGGGAAAAGCGTGATGATGAACCAGAGGGCACACTTGAGACTATATTAAGCCAACAACCCTGGCTCAAAACACGAAAGATGCAGAAGCCTACAGTTAATCTAGCCGTTATATTAAACGGAAAGCCTATGTATGATGGGCCTAATCATCTAAACGTTGACCTGTATCCATTTGTCCCTGTTGTTTGTTATCATGAACCTGACTTGCCTTCATACTCGTGGCGTTTCCAGGGTGTTGTTCGTGGATTAAGAGACGCTCAATTCTTATTCAATAGGCGCAAGGTTATTGAACTTGATATTCTTGAATCTCAGGTAAACAGCGGTTGGGTCTATCCTGTAGACGCCGTAACTGACGAAAGAGCATTTAGGCAAACAGGTCAGGGGATCCTAGTACCGCTCAAGAAAGGTCATACTGCGCAAGAGATTGAGCGTATACAAGCACCAGACATTCCCGCTTCGATGATTGAATTATCACGTTCTCTTAGTGAGGATATGACCAAAATCAGCGGTGTTAATGAAGAGCTTCTAGGCGCTGCCGAAGATGATAAAGCTGCTGTTCTGGCGATGGCACGACAAGGTGCAGGACTCATTACTTTGCATGGCATATTCGACAAATTTGATTATTCGTTACGTCTACTTGGCAAGTTAAGGATGGACGTCATACGAAAAAGCTGGACTAGAGGTAAAATTGAAAGAATACTAGGGAAACCAGCAAGCGAAAAGTTCTTTACCTCTGATATTGGGAAATTTGACCTGGCAGTAGAAGAAGGGCCATACAGCACAACTCAACAACAGCTCGAGTTTAAACAGCTAGCATATCTAAGGGGCGAATTGGGTATGCAAATTGATGATCAAACAATGATTGAGAAGAGTCAGCTATCGGGCAAGAAAAAGATCATTGATAGGATGGCACAAGCGCAGCAAGAACAATCACAGCAAATGCAGCAGCAGGCAGAAGCCGAAGGTGAAGCATCCAGAGCAGACCAACTTGTTAAAGTTGCAAAGGCAAAGAGTGATCTTGCCAAATCGAAAGAGCTGATGGCATCGGCAGCAGAAAAGACGATGAAGATAACAGAGATTCACTCGGCAGCAGAACACAACCAGGCGAAGGCAGACCTTGAGCTTGTCAAACAAATCATAGAACTGGAAAACATGGATCGTGAAAGCCTTCGCAATGCTCTTGAGATGGCAGAAATGATCGCTAACAGCACAAACAACAATTTGGAAACTATACCTTTAACAGTAGGTGGGTAGAATGTATAAAGATGGAAAGAAGTCAACCGGCGGCAAGAGCCTAGACTTTAACAAGAAAGAACACATGGAAACAAAACATTCATGTTTAGCAGTTGGCGGCGGAAAATATTCCTCTGGCGACAATGTTAAAGAGCTTGAAACACGAGCCGCTTCTCTGGCTAACATGGTCAAGAAAGGATAATATGGCGAATAGAAAAGGTCAAACAGCGGGACAATTGTGTATTCAGGCGTCCCAAGAAAACAGCAAGTATGATTCAAGAGACCTTGGGACAGAATGGTCAAAGTCCATTCTTGCTGAGGTGTGGAAATGTGTAGATTCTCACAAGGATAAATGCCAAGATGACGAATTTTGTGTTGTTATGGTTTATGCCGATGATTGTCTGCTTCAAGATGTCATACGTCGCAAGTTCTATGCTTGGCCTTTCTTGCCTAAACCACGTCCTAGACAAAGTGTATGGTTGTATCGTAAAGACGGTGAAGACATACAGTTCTTGTGGGCTCTTCCAGGTGCTATGACGATGGCATCATTAGGGACGTTTATCAACATCCCACAGGAATACAGAACAATGGCTACTTGGTGTAAAGCTTTTTATGCCAAGAAGTTTTTTGAAACCATACGAAGAGAATCTGATATTGACTTGTTGAGTGAGGGAGAGTGGTTAAAGGCTCATAGAGACGAACATGTCCAACCTATCTCTGATAATATCGGCCCTGCATTTGCCGATTCCTTTGATCTTTTTCACCCCTTCGAAAGTAAGGTCGTAGATTCTAAGTAGTCCTTCGCGTAATAAGATAGCCTCTATCTTTTTCGGTAGACACAACGCTTCTATAGGAACGTTCCCATGAAGAAATTCAAGACATTTGCGATAATGCAAAATATCATCTTCTACATCAGAAGTATTTTTAACATCCACGGAGATAGCCCTCTATGCCTAACGAGTCCAAAGAACAAGAAAATACCGAAAAAGAAACAAATACAACAGAAGAAAGTTCCCAAGAATCAAAAGAAAACACCAACCAAGAAGTCGGTAGCGGTCAAGAAGTCTCTAAAGACAAAACGGAAGACATCAACTGGCGAAAGTTCCGTGAGACGAAAGAAGCCAACCGCAAAGAGCTAGATGAAGCCAACCGCAAAGCTGCTGATGAAGAAAAACAAAAGATTGCTTTGCAAAAGGCGCTAGAACAGGTCTTATCTGCTAAATCTCCAATCGTCCAAGAACCAGAACCACAATCTACTGGTGAACTAGAGCCTTACGAGATTCCCACAGGTGAGCAGGTGGCATCCTACGTCAAGAGAGAAGTGGCTGATGGCATTAAAGCAGGTCTAGAAAATGAACGTGAAATGGTACGTCAAAATCACTCACAAGAACGTCTCACAAACATAGCAAAAGAAAATACAGATTTCGAACAAGTATGTTCACAAGAAAACCTCGATTACATCGAATACAACTACCCTAGCGTAGCTAAAGCTCTAGTAGCTCCAGCAGATTCGTATGAAAAATGGAAAGGAATCTATGACACGGTAAAGAAACTTGTGCCAAATTACAACACAGCTTCGGCGAATGCTTTAGCCGACAAGAATCTTTCAAAACCACAATCGATGAGTCTTCCTGGTATCGCTTCTACTGGAGACCAGTCTCCACAATATCTCGACTCTAATCGCAAAGCTGAAACATGGGCACGTATGCAGCGCAAGATGAAGGGTGGATAGCAATTAATTTTTACCTTATTCCCGGCGCCGGGAATATGGTTTTCTATCACCCAACTTTTTCCTTTCATTTATTTCAATGAAATACTAGGCTTCCATTAGGACTGTAAGCGCCTCGTCCTCGCAGACTGTATGAGATGTCGTCACCTCCGGCTGTATTTGTTTCTCGCCAAAACGGAAAACATATTAACAGATCACGAGGTGAATGATGGCTACAGGCATCACAACCATCGGCAATGTTCAACCTGAATTGCCTTTGCAGGCGATCGATGAATTTCTATCGACGCCGATGTTTAATCTAATTAACTCGTTCGGATCTGACCTTTACCATGCGCAAGCGCATATGGGCAAGGTCACTCGAATGAGTCGCTATGAACCACTTAGCACAGATGGCGGACAACTAGACGGAACGGGTATTGACCCAGCTCCTGAAGTTCCCGTTCGTTCTGATATAGATGCTGAGATGGAAATTTATGCGAAAGCGGTAACAGTTAACGAACAAGTTTCTTTGTTTGAAAATGAACGAGTAATGACGAAATACATGGCGCTACTCGGTCAGTGGATGAGAGAGAAAGAAGACCTTCTGATGAGAGACTTGTATGCAAGTTCTCCAGCTTACATCAACGCTACTGGCGGCCTTAATGGCGACCAGCCTAGTGAGATCACTAAGGCAGCGTGTAACAACGTTGAGCGTGTTCTGTTGGGTGCTGACGCAAGAACTATCATGACATCCATTTCTGCAATGGACCAGTTCGGAACGTCTCCTGTTCGTGACGCATTTGTCGCCCTTGCTAGTACGGATATCACACCAGATCTTCAGAACGTTACTGGCGTACAGTTGAAAGTCAACTATCCTGGGACCCAAGAAGGTCTAAGACCAGAAGAATACTGTACTATCGGAAGATTCAGATTCTTTGTAAGCAGCCGTAGCACAGAGCTTCCAGCTGCAAGTCTTAACGGCAATACCGTATATCGAATACCGATGTATGGTGTTGAATCGACAGCGAAGATCGAACAGAACAACTACAGTTCTGTTGTTGGTTTCCGTCCTGCTTGGGTTGTGTCTCGTGTTGCACAAAACGACGAACTTTACGCTAAGTTCTCGATTGCACGCGCTATCACGAACCAGAATTGGTTGTCTGGACTTAACGTAACTCAAAGACTTTAAGGAGGACATAATGGGACTTACTTTACTAGCTCAAGGAACTTTCACAAGTGATGGCACTGCTAAGATCGTCGATCTAGTCGGTGCTGCTGACTACTTTGTGACAGAAAACCTAACACAGGCCGCAGTAACTCAGACAACTGGGCGTGGTGTTAAATTTGAATGGTATCCAGATATGCCTGCTGCTAGCACAGCTGGCTTGATGTGGACAAAACGCGACTCCGTTCATACGCTCGACCTCGAGCCGCTTACTTCAGGTGGTTTTACCTATGTTACTTCGCGTCCATCTCCGGAGGCTGCTGTAACGGGTACAGTCATCACCCAAGCTGACCCTGCTGTTTTTTCAGCAACAGCTCACGGGTATGCAGTAGGTGATCGTGTTCGCATTTATGGCAACGCTGCCATGAAACAAATTGCTGGGATGGAGTTCACCATATCAGCTGTTACTGCGAACACATTCGACGTTGCAACTCTAGACTCTTCAGGTTTTGCAGATGCAGAAACGGCATTTACCGTTAGACGTATCGCAAAATATGCTGATGTCCTTCCTGAATCGCATTATGTAACTGGTGTTACTCTAGCAGCATCGGCGGTTGTAACCCTCAGCTCTACCCATAACTACAAGTTGGGTGACCTGATATACTTCCGTGTTTCTTCTGATTTCGGGATGGTTGAATTGGATAAATTGACTGGCAAGGTTACCGCTGTTAGTACAGCGAACAACACTGTAACCGTCGATATCAATTCGACTGGATTCACAGCGTTTGCGTTTCCACTAACGACAGTATCGCCGAATATCAAATATCCGATTGCTGCTCCTGCTGGAAAGCGTGGACTGTATGACGATATCTTTGATGTTGTAGGACGTACTGAATACGCACTCAATCCGTTCCGTGATGCTCAAGTGTATCCATATATGCTTCTTGCTACTGGTGTAGATAGCCCAGCTGGTTCGTCAGCTGACGTCATCATGTACCAAGCTTGGAAGAGCGAATAATTATAGTGGGGGAAGTTTCCCCCACTATTAATCCTTTAACCCCACAGAGGAAAATATGACACAGATAGTAAAAGTTACAGCATCAGGCGAAGAACACGGCCACATCGGCACAGTGGCGAATTCAGAACCTGACAACGGTTTTAAGCATTTAGGCCCGGAAGCCAAGGTAAAAGCTGAAAAGCTCAGGAAAGAAGAAGCCAAGATTGTTAAGGCGCGATATGTCAATCATCAAGAGTCAGCAACGGGTAGACTTGCGATGTCTTATTGCAGATGGGGCGGCGACCCTATCACAAAATGGCGATTCATTCATGGGCAAGAGTATGAAGTACCCTTAGGGCTAGTTAATCAAGTCAACGAGACTTATTTTAATAAACGATCCCAAAAAGACGAAGAAAACACTCCAGTATCTAAGAAAGATGGCAGCATCAGAATACATGAATTTTTACCAATTGGGTTCTAATGGTTGCACAGGCTGACTCAACATTAGTGGCGATTCGTAAGAAGGTGAGGCGTTTAACCGCTTCACCTCACACTTCACAATTGTCAAATGATGACATTGATATGTACATCAACACATATTATTCGCAAGACTTTCCATCCTCTTGCAAGTTGGATCAGTTGCGTACGGTGTACGAATTTTTTACGTCTCCGAATGTTGATACTTACAGCGTCGATCTTAACAAATATCAGGGGCTTCGGTCTCCGACGTATGTAGAGGGGCGTGAATGCGGTTTTTACCGTGATAGATCAGCTTTTTTCAATCACTGGCCTAAACAGACGAGCCGTTATACTGCTTCTTTAGGAGATGGTGTAACACTTATTTTCATATGGACTTTGACAGGAACGCCTTTTACTCCTGGTTCAATAACAATAGGAACGGTTGATGCTGCTGGGGATCCAATTAAAGTCACGGACGATGGTGACGGAAACCTACTTACTGCGGATACAACCGATATTATTGGTGTTGTTGACTATACTGCTGGTTCTTTTTCAATAACGTTTACGACGGCTCCAGCTACAGGAGAGGATATCATTGTATGGGCACGACCATATATTGCTGCTCGTCCTCTAAGCATCCTTTTTTGGAATGATGAGATTACAGTACGTCCTATTCCTGATGGAATATATCGCATCGAGGTAGAAGCTTTCTTGACACCTACGCAGTTTATGGCAACTGATGGCTCCCCGATATTGAATCAGTGGTATCAGCTACTAGCTCTAGGTGCTGCTGTAAAAGTGCTACAAGATAGGCAAGATATGGAAGGGTTACAAAATGTCCTCCCGTGGCTAGAAGAGCAGCGAGGTCTCGTTCTTGAAAGGCAGTCTGCAGAACAGATAGGATTAAGAAACAACACAATATATTCAGGCGAATGCGATTCGTATTCAAATAATGGAAACTATTGATGGCAGGCTATAGCCCAGTAAAGTTACTAGGACCAACGACAGGGCTTGTCACAGAGCGCGAGGAATTTCTATTACCTGAAGACGCTTATCCTATTCTTCAAAACGCTTATCTAAAATTCCAGAGGATCTGGAGAAAGACACCGGCCCGGTTACTTGGAAGACTTCGACGTGTTCTTACTTCTCAATCTTTGGGAAACACGTCGGCAGACCCAACGACATTAAATATCTTTACAGTATTGGCTCTTGCTGCTACAGAACCAAACGCTGAGATACAACCAAAATCGCTCATTATAACTGTAGCCGCACCGAATGCTTCTACGTTTACAGATAATGGCGATGGATCGTTTGCAGTAACCGGAGCTGGTGACGTTACAGGTTCATCAATAAACTATTCCACTGGCGCTGTTACATTGAATTTCACGGCATACGGTGGTGCTGCAGCAATAACAGCTGATTTCAACTATTATCCGGCATTGCCATCAATGGCTAATGAGCTTAGAGAGCTTGATTCCGAAAATATAGAGATGCCAATCGCTTTCGATACAAAATATGCTTATCGATATTCAATAGACGCATGGATAGAGCTTGCTAGTACCGTTCCTACAACATGGAGTGGAAGCGACAGCGACTTTTTTTGGACAACTAACTGGTTCGTAGATGCCAGCAACAAAAAGATCTTCTGGGCGACGAACTTTTCAGGCACATCAGGGGACAATATAAAATACTACGACGGTAGTACATGGGCTGATCTTCCTAAAACAGTTGCTCCTGTTAGAGCAGAAATCGACGCAGCTTCTAACTTCTTATGGCAGTCTAGAATAATCATCCCTTTCAGGGGTGCTCTTCTGACAATGAACACATTTGAAGGTGCTAGCCTTGCAACAGCAGCAAATTATCCACAAAGAATAAGATATTCGCAGATAGGTTCTCCGTTTAATACTGACTCATGGCGTGATGATATCAGTGGTAAGGGTGGTTTTATTGATATACCCACATCAGAACATATTGTTTCAGCAGGTTTTGTCCGTGACAACCTAGTAATATTTTGTGAAAGATCAACTTGGCAGTTACGATTTACAGGTAACGCTCTAGCTCCATACCAACTTGATAAGATAAATAGCGAACTTGGCAGCAAGTCTCCTAAAGGGAGCGTTCAATTTGATTCTGAAATCCTAGCTGTTGGATCTAGAGGAATAGTTTCATGCGACTCTTTCAAAGTAGAGAGGATAGACGACAAGATACAAGATTTTGTGTTCTATCTGACAAACAACGATTTTGATGGTCAACTGCGAATACATGGAATCCGGGATCATGCCAAGCGGTTAGCATATTGGATCTATCCAGACGCAAGCAAAGATTCAAAATTCCCCAACGCCATGCTTGTTGCCAACTATGAAGATAAAAGTTGGTCTATTTTCTTAGACCACTACACATCATTAGGATATTTCTATACTCTTAGTGATAGAACCTGGGCAGATTGTGAAGGCATTACATGGGCTGAGGCACATTGGCCTTGGATATACCAACAAAGCCAATTTCCTGCCATTATAGCAGGCAATCAACAGGGCTTTATATCCAACTTGAGTGATGCCTCAACAGAGAAACAAGCGTTTTCAATCTCAGCTATAGACGCTACTGGTGACACGATGGTAGTGACTAGTGTTAATCACGGGTTTAACAACAGCACAATTATTTCAATAAGCAATATCCCATCAGGTACAGCGTTTGCGACAACGCTTAATGGTGTTGTCTTTCGTACAACGAAGGTCGATGCTGACACTTTCCAAATCTTTACATACAGCACAACGACAGAGAAGTTTGATGAACCTGTTCCACCGGAAGCCGGTACATTTGTTGGGTATGGAAGGATTAGAATAGTAGACAATTTCCGCATCGTGTCGAAGAAATTCAACAGGCTAGAAGAAGGACAGCAAATACAACTCGGATACATAGACCTTCTTACCACCAAGACAACGAGCGGAGAAATGACCCTGAAGATATACGGCGACTATGCTGATAACACTGTCCTTAACAATAGTGCTGATCCATTCTTCAACTCTACTGTCAGCACGTCAGATACTACAGACTTGCTACCTAATCAAGATAAGCTATGGCAGCGTATCCACTGCCCGGTCAGAGCTAATATGATAACAACAGAATATACCCTAAGCAACGCTCAAATGAATAGTGAAGCTCAGAAAGAACAAGTTGTGATAGATGCTCAAATGTTATGGGTACGTAATGCCGGAAGGCTAGGAATTTAGAGGTTCAATATGGTTTATAATTCAAACAAACCAGCAGCTACCGACGATCAGAGTATCTCTCAATCAGATATTCAGGGAAACTTTGCTCAGGCAAACACTACCTTTGACATGGATCATTATTCTTTCGAAGATGTCAGCGGAGATACAGGCAAACACCATACGATAACGACACCAGATCAGACAGCCGATCCAGCAACAGCAGCTGATGAACCAAAACTCTACGCTAATAGTATTTTGACTACTAATGCGACAGTCTTGCAATTCACCAGAGGTGGAGGAAATGGTGTTGTCGTTCCGATAACGCCTATTTCAACAACTCTTATCGGAGCAGGTGGAGTTCAAGATTTATATGATTTTGATGGTTTAACACGTGGGATAGTTGAATATTATGGTTATTCAGATGTTGCTACTGCCTTTAAGATTTCATGGGGTATCGCTTTCATGGATGGAAACGCATTCTATATTGCTAGGCCAGCAACAGCTCAAATCCAACAACTAACAATGAGTTGGTCAGGAAGCAAACTAAGACTAATAACAATTCTTGGTGAAACTTATACCTTTAATTTCTTCGTAAGGAGAATTAATTAATGGGTTCTAGCGAAAATTCCGCATTTATTCCAATGCTCAAATACACGCCGGATGAATGGCTTGAAGCGCGTGATGTTTTCGTCGATTATTTTTACGATGTTTCTACCGCTATCAACGCTAGAGAGATAGGATCGTATTATGAAACAGAAGAACAGACCGGAAAGGAATTTTTGCCAACTTCAATACCAGGAAAACCTAGAACTGTACTTAGGAAAGTGTTGAGTTTTGGAGCTATGAATAATTTCGGTGGTGCTCCAAGTAATCAGATCATTGCTCATGGGATAACGATAGATTCAAATACACGATTTACACAAATCTACGGAACGGCAAACGACCCTGGGACTTCATTTTTACCTCTACCCTATGTAGATGCCGAAAATGTTAATAACTCGATAGGCATTTCGATTGACGGAACGAATGTTACTTTAAGATCTGCTGCTGACTACTCTGCATATACGGACTGTTATGTGGTTTTAGAATACGTTAAGCAAAGCTAGGAGAATACTATGAGAATGTCCGATACTTTATATGGAAGACCTGAGAGACAAGAATACATAAGTCATCTAACCCCTGGACAACAAGGGTTACATCAAAACTATTTACAAGCAATTCAGGGTCGTGGTGCCGGTGGGGCTACGGGTGCTGCGACCGATTATTATAGAGACTTGCTAGACCCTAGTGGTCAAACAGCCCAACAGATGTCAGCCCCAATGATGAGGCAGTTTCAAGAAGAGACTATACCTGGGTTGTCACATCAATTTGCTGGGCTCGGAAGCGGTGCGCTATCGTCTAGCTCATTTCGCAACGCTGGTGTGAGAGCAGGAACAGACCTTGCAGAGCGCCTAGGTTCTATGAGGGCACAACTTAGGCAACAAGGTGCGCAAGGGCTAATGGGTGCAGCTCAAGGCGGTTTAGGCCAAGTTGGTGAAACAGTAGTTAGACCCAAGGAACAGGGGTTGATGGGGGGACTGGCTCAAGGTGCTGGCGAAGGAGTTGGCACAGGAGCTGCTTTGTGGGGATTGGCTAAAGCATTACCCTTTTTGATGATATAGGAGACGATATCAATGGTTCAAGTCATAGAACAAGCTGACATTTGGGGAAAGATTGGCCAATCTGTTGGAAAAGGTATTGGTGCAACAACCCAAGAAGTCGCAAAAAAAGGCATGCTTTCGAAAAGCCTTGAGGGGATGCAAGAAGGTCTAAAATCGGGGAAGTTAACGCCTTTTGATTTAGCCAAAAGACTAGCAACAACGCCTTTCCTTGATACTGCCACGGCTTCACAGCTGATGCCTATGATGAGAGATGAATTTCTTAGATCTCCAGGGGCTGTAGGTGATCAAACACAACCACAAGGCGATCAATTACCTATCACGGGTGGACAGCCAAGCACAGGGGGAGATCAATCTGCTATTGGACTAGAACAGATTTCACCTGAAACCCAACAAGCTCCTGCAGAACCTCAACAAATAACTTCTGAATTCGCTCAAAAGTATGGGTTTGAACCGGAGACATTAGACGCTGAAGGTTTAGAACTAGCAAAGACAAAACGACCAATCGTTACTGAAGACGCTATCGCCAACAAGATCAGCGAGTTGATGGGACGCAACCCAATGTTATACGACAGTGCTGAAAGAACACGGCCTGCAGCGGAGAGCGCGTTAAGAGCAGATCAAGAAGATTTCGATCAACGCATCGCCAGAAGAGAACGTATCCACGGTCTAGAGACTAGCGCTCTAGATAAATACAAAAATAAACTAGAAAAGTTGCTACAGAAAGGTGGTGGCGCTTCTTTTGCAGATATCCCAGGTGAATACCAGAATAAATTTGAGAATAAGGTGATAAAGAGGATCGGCGAAGGTATCATCCCAGAGAAAGCGGCAGCTGAAACGGCAGCTGAAGCTCTTAGCCTTGCTAAGTCGCGGATGTCATTACAGAGCCTAAAGAAAAGAAACATCCCTCTTAGCTGGAATAAAAATATAAGGGCGATTAGGGAATCTTACAAAAGATCAAACGCATTAGAGCTATTCAGAGATGATCTTAAAAACTACCAAGGGTTTTCCGATCCTATTGCTTCAAGCATAGCATACGAGCCTTCTACTGGATTCAATAAGATTATATCTGAGATAAAGAGGGCCAATTATCTAGGAACTGCAGAAATATCTCTGCTTGGAATATTACCAGAACCAACGGAGATGAAAAAATTTATAGCTTCTTTTAATAAAAACTTTTCTCCAGGGCAAAGCATATCAGCTTTACAGTCTGGGATTAGAGAGGCTGGATACAAGGACGGCCCTTTCATGAATGCCTTGCAAGATTCATATGAAAACGACGAGTTGGATTTAACAGAAGTGCAGGCGCGTGAACTTGAAACTATAAAAAACTATTGGCGTACGCTTCCTGATATTTGGTATTCGGTATTCGGTAACAAAAAAGCAAACAGGTAGATAGATGATGCCACAAATTTTACCTTGGTTAGGAAAAGCATTGCCAGTCGGGTTGGCCATGAAGGGTCTATCAAAGGCAAGTCCCAAGATAAAAAAATTCATCGGAGTTGCTACCGCTGCCGGCTACGGTATGGATGCTATCATGGATGAGCTTAGAAATGTTTATGAGTCCAAGCCGCAACGTGCAGAAACCGAGCGTTTACAACAGAGTAGGGCTGAGGGAACGGCTAGACCAGACGAACTATCTGCTTTGACCAGGATGGAACCTGGAGCATCTAGTCTTTTGCAAAAGGGTGTCGCGATAGGTGGCGGATTGGCTGCTGCCGGTGCTGCTGCTGGGGTAAAAGGCCCACAAGACGTATTGAACATGTTAAAGGGTGGTTCTGGTGGAGCGCCAGAAGAAGAAGCGGTTTCCAAACAAGTAGAAGTTTTAGATCCTAAGCTTGACCAGTTTATACAAGGTAGAATGCAAGGTGGTGACAGTCCACAGCAAGCGGCAGCTGTAGCAACTGTGTCGAGGAATCCAGACTTGCGGAAAGAAATCAAGAGAGCTGAAAAGACTCACAAGATGTCGATTATTGACATCGTTGAACAAGTATACGGTGGTGGCCAACAACAAGCGGCACCAGAGGCTCAACAGCAACAAGAAGGTGCTCAAGCACAGCAAGGAACACAGGGATCGACAGAATTAATATCTCAAATGCAACAACTAGTTCAGGCATTACGTAGTTAATGGCAACGAAAGCGCAAATTGCAGATTTATTAGAAGGGATACTGGGGACACTGTCTTCCAATCCCCAAATGATGACATCGGAAGTTACTTCGATGCTATCTACTGTGATGAGCGAAATATCCTCCTGGGTTGAAAGGAAGAATCAAGAAGAGGCCGTCGATTCAGAGAGTCAAGAAACACTGTTGATGTTGTGGCACGTTGCCGGAGGAAATCCGGAAGCTTTCGCTCGGTATTTACAGACGTTTCCAGACCCTGCAATACAACAGATTTCTGCTGATCCTAGAAGGGTACAGGAGATAATACAAAGGTTGTCACAAGAGCAGCCCAGCGCCCCAACAGAGATGGCTAGAGATGACGGGATACCAGAAAGCGACATCCCTAGTAGCAATGTTTTTGGGTTTCGTTATGACAAGAGAAACCAAAAGCTTCTGGTTAAATTTAACGGAAAGGATGTCAAGACTGGTGGTCCTGTTTATGCGTATGACGGCGTTCCTTCTCAGATTTTTGATTTATTATCGGTAGGTGCTATCCCTGCGAAGACAGCCGGGAAAAACAAATGGGGTAGATGGTGGAGAAATAAGGTTCCAAGTGTGGGCGCCTCTGTTTTCCAACTACTCAAAATGGGTGGTTATCCATACAAAAAAGTTCGGGGATAAATGTATGGGAAATCAACGAACAAGAAGTAAGATTAAAATTTAAGAGTTAAGCGAGGGCATAACATGACCACTTTAGATTCAGCTAATCCTTTGGGATACATGGGTATCGACTCAAAAGAAAATCCAAAAACAGTAACTGCTGCACGAGCTCCAACAGCATCAGATACGACCAAAGAACTTGGTACAAGATGGATTGATTCAACAACTAACATTGTATATGACTACGTTGCTTATCAGACATGGATATCAGGCGGTAACGCATACGCCACTACTACAGTGCCAGGGATCATTACGATTGCCACTACTGCTGAGACAGTAACGGGTACCAGTGAAATTATTGCTGCTACACCAGCTGGTGTTGCTGCTGTTGCTATTGCGGGCGCTCCCGATGCCACTACTGGCAGTAAAGGTATCATTGAACTTGCCACAGACGTCGAAGCTGTTGCTCTAGCTGACACAACAAGGGCTATTGTACCGTCTTCTTTAGCGGCTGTACTTGCTTCTCCTAGTGCTATCGGTGCGACTGCTCCTGCTGCTGGTTCGTTTACCGATCTAGACGCTGTTGCAACAGGAACGATTTCATTAAATTCAGATGTTGCCTCAGACTTCACTGTGACAGGTGCCACAGAGGATCTAACGCTAGAATCTTCTGCAGGACGCGTCATTGTCAATGGTGAAGAGGCTGCCGATAATGCGATAACGATTCTGTCTGCTGCAGGCGGTGTAGATCTAGACTGTGCATTAAGCTTGACTATGGATTCTGCTGAAGCTAACGCCGATTCTGTAGCTATTGGTTCCGCAGGAGGAATGGATTTAGTGGCGACTGGTGCAGCTGGTAAGGATATAGATATTACCTGCACTTCTGGTTCTTTGAACCTCACAGCCGGTGAGGATATTGCTAACGCTATCGTTATCAACGCCAGTACAGGCGGTATGGATTTAGTCGCTGACGGAGCTGCTGGTAAGGATATAGATATTACCTGCACTTCTGGTTCTTTGAACCTCACAGCCGGTGAAAACGTTGGTGATTCCATCGTTATTTCTTCAACTATTGGCGGTATTCAAATCAACGCAGCTGGTGCCGCTGCTGGCGAAGATATTTCAATAACAGCGACAGGCAGTTCTGTGAACATTGTTTCCACAGAAGCCGATGCTAATGCTATTCTCATTGATGCCAGCAATGCAGCCGGTGGCATTAACATGAGTTGTGGAAGTGGTGGATTTGCTTTAGACGGTGATGCTACAACTTCTTATGTGATTGGTGCCTCTACTACTACCGGAACAATTGATCTTGGTGGTACTGCTCAGACTGGAACCATCACACTTGGTGATAGCTCTGGTATCAATATCGTTCAGATCGGTTCTGGTGAAGGCGCCACCACAGTTAATATCGCTGGCGGCGCTACTGCTGCTAAAGTGGTAAATATTGCTGTGGGAGCTGTTGCTAACCTGGTAACTATAGGATCAGCAAGCGGAGCTGCTAGCCTAGACCTGTTGTGTGGTACTGGAAACTTTACCATTGATGGTGCTGCAACAAGTCAATACGACTTATTTGCAACAACAACAACAGGAACAATAACTATTGGTGGAACGTCCCAAACAGGTACGATGACACTAGGTTCTTCCGATGGAATCAACATTGTTGATATCGGAGCTGGTGAAGGTGCTACTACGGTTAACATTGCTAGTGGTGCTACCGCAGCGAAGGTCGTCAACATCGCCGAAGGCGCTGTTGCTAACTTAGTGACTATCGGTTCGGCTTCTGGTGCTGCGTCTCTTGACCTACTTTGCGGTACTGGAAACTTCACTCTCGAAGGTGCTGTTACTTCAACCTATGGCATTTCTGCTACTGGAGCCAACACAGGTACGATCACCATTTCCGGTGGTACTGGTG